CCGCAAGGGAGGAGCCCTTAACTACGGGCTCCGGCTGGTGGGCGAGAAACAGCAACAGGACTGAGTTCCAGGTCGCCACAAGACGAGGTCGAATGCCTTCTTCTGTTAAAGGCAGATTTCGGCTCCGCTATAAGGAGGTTCCTAGTGCCGGGAAGGTGCGCCCCCTGGGCATACCTTCCGTCGAGTACGACCTCCTTGGCCCCCTTCATAAAGCCATATATGATAGACTGTCTAAGACAGAATGGCTGCTGAAGGGACCACCTAAAAGTTCACGGATTAAGCGTGTCTGCCGCTATGAATGGCAAACCTCCGTGGACTTGGTGGGAGCAACTGACGGGCTGCGTTTGGATGTCACCGAAGCTCTGCTTGGTGTGATATTGTCACGCGCCACGTCAATCCCCGGTCGTGTAAAAGAACTCGCCTGCGAGTCGTTGTACCCTTCGGTATGCGGTTCAAGGGTTACGTTCGGGCAGATGATGGGCACCTACCTCTCTTTCCCTCTCCTTTGCTTGACAAGCTACTGCGCCGCTAAGTGGGCAGTAAGAGGAACCGAGTCGTCGATCTTGGTCAACGGCGACGATTGCCTGATTTCGAGCACAAGCAGGGATGTCTTGAACCGTTACCCCGTTGGGTTTGAGATTAATTCCCAGAAGACTTGTGTCTCCCAGGTAGTCGCCGAGATCAACTCGACTACTTTCTTAAGAAAAGGAAAAGACTGGAAGGAGGTCCAGAACCTGCGGAGGGGGGGGGGCGAGGTCTATACCGTTGACGGGCTACGTCATTTGGCCACTGCCTGCATAAAAGCAGGTCCTAAGTGGATGGACGCCTTTAGCCGTAGCGGTATCTGTAAGAAGTACCACGTCCGTATGGAGGATCTTGGGATGCCGTCATGGATTCCCAACGTTTACAAGCAGATCCGGACCCAACGGTGGTACTACCAATTGCCTCCGCCCCGTAGTGTACCCTTGGATGACCGCCTCGTACAAGTCTCCGAAGAGACGACGTACGAGGAGAGGATAGCTCTTTACGAGCTCCTCTTTAACAAAGGGCGCAAGACAAATCAGCAACCTTCTTCGAGAACTTTCATCAGTTCTTTAAGTATGAAGACGGTTCGCCGATACCATAGCGCCCTGAGTTACAGGCCC